GACCCCACCTTCGGCGTGGCCAAGATTTCCCCCTATGAGCTGACCACCACCAGCTATGTGGACCGCAACATCGCCCGCCTGACCCCGGCCAACTATTACGCGAAGGTGTTCGCCATGGCCATGCGGGCCATGCGCCGGGATACGGTGGAGATGCTCTTCAACGGCGACGGCCAGGGAACCCCCGACATGTATGGCATCAAGAACGCCAAGAACGTGGCGGGCAGCGCCATCTTCGCCAGTCTCAACGTGGAGGAGGTAGGGCCGGATCTGCTGACCGACCTGATGTTCGTCTACGGCGGTGACGAGGAGCTGGGCGGGAACTGCCGCCTGTACCTGAACAAGAAGGATCTCCAGGCCCTGGGCAAGCTCCGGGGAACCAACGAGAAGCGGCGTCTCTTCGACATCGTCCCCGACGCCGGCAATCCCAATACGGGTATCATCCGGGAGGGCGGCACCATCGTCCCCTATTCCATCAGCTCCAAGCTGACCGCCCTGTCCGCCTCTACGCCCGGGAGCTCTGACATCCAGACCATGGTGTACGGCGATCCCATGAACTACGAGCTGGGCCTGTTCGGCGACTACACCGTGCGGGTGGACGAGTCCGTCAAGGCCGTGGAGCGGATGCTGACCATCCTGGGCGACGCCATGGTGGGTGGCAACCTGATCGTGGACAAGGGCTTCGTGGTGGCCACGCTGCCCAAGACCGGGGGCGGGGGCTAACCCATGGCGCTGAGCGAGGCGCGGCGGGCCAGCCTGCTGGCCTACTGCCGCATCGAGGAGCCAACCGCGGAGGAGCTGCTCACCCTGGAGGGGCTGTACGACGCGGCGGTGGGCTACCTGGAGCAGGCGGGGGTGTCTGAGCCGGAGGAGGGCACCCCCCGCCGGGCCCAGTACGACCTGTGCGTCAACTTCATGGTGTTGCGGGACTTCGACTTGCGGGAGGCTACGATCACCGGCACGATTGTCAATGACAACCCGGCCTTCCGGCGCCTGCTCACCCAGCTCAAGCTAACAGAGCCGGATGTGTCCAAGTTGGACACATCCGGGGCTGGGGAGGTGTGAGGCAATGGCAGATTACATCGATGCCGGGAAGCTGAATCAGCCGGTTCAGGTGCTGGAGCTGCGGGAGACCGCGCCCGGCGTATGGGAGTGGGTGCCCGCCCGGCGGACCTGGGCCTCCATCACGTTACAGCCGAAAACCAACCTGTTTTCCAAGGTGGGCATCGGGGCCAGGAACGCCGCCGTGATCGTGCGGCGGCAGCCCCTCACCCTCCACCACGCCCTCCGCTGGGGTGATACCCACCTGTTTTTGACCTCGATCACGCCCATGGGCCGCAACCACCTGGAGGTGGACGCGGCGGTGGTCAGGGTGGAGACGGTGCGGCAGATGGCGGAGCGGGACACAGTGGTACAGACCTTTCCGGGGGGGCTCACCGAGAAGTATGTCCGGCACGGCCAGGAGTGGCCCATGTCAGTCAACGAGCTGGGGCTGGTTCTGGTGACGCCCAAGGCCGTCACCCTCCCGCCCGGCGGGCTCGTAGAGGCTC